TTATTAATTAATTGGGAAATATGGTGTTCAAATGAAGAAAATAGAAAATTAAAAAAATTAGATAATGATAAATGTAAAAATTATATACATGATATTATAATTAAAGATAATAGATCAATACCAAAATTAAAAGATTATAATTTAATATTAGATAATGGTATATTTGTTAATACATGTTTTTATACAGGTGCATCAATTGACATATTATTTGGTTTATTATTTTTATATAATAAATTTAAAAAAAAAAATTTAAATCTATTAATTGATTATCCATTAACAATTAATAATGAATTAGAAAAATATTTTAAATCATTAGGTATTAATTATAAATTAGATTTTTGTAATTTTGAAATAAATTGGACTTATCAAAAATTAATAACTCCTACATATTTTGATTTTGAATTGAGGAAAAAAAAAAATGGTTATTTAATTATTCCATTAGGAATTGAAACATATTTAGGTTCTCATGCAAATATTTTATTTTATGATATAAATAATAATATAATTGAACGTTTTGAACCAAATGGTGCTTATTATCCAAAAAATTTTAATTATAATTCAAAATTATTAGATGAATTATTAGAAATAAAATTTAAAACCATTAATAATAATATAAAATATATTAAACCTAATGAATATTTACCAGTAATTGGTTTTCAATTATTAGAAAATATTGATACTGAAAAATGTAAAAGAATAGGTGATCCAAATGGTTTTTGTGGTGTTTGGTGTATTTGGTGGATTTATCATAAAATGAAAAATCTTCATATATCATCAAAAAAACTTGCAGAAAAATTAATTATAAGTATCAAATATCAAAATATTAGTTTTAAAACAATTATTCGTAATTTTAGTAAAAATATAACTGATATTAGAGATGACTTTTTAAAATCATATAATATAGATATTAATGATTTTATTGTTAAAAATTATAATGAAAATATTTTAAATAAATTAGAAAAAGATATTATTAATTATATTAAATAAAATTTGATTCTTCTTCATTTTGTTTATCAAAATAAGTTTCTACTTGTTTACTTGTTGGTAAACCTAATAATTTACCAATTGTTTTAATTTGTGTATCATATTGATTAATTCTTTTATTAATAATTAAAATACATACATAATCACCTATATTTAATTTAATATTTGCATCTTCTTTATAAGAAAAACTATTAATATTATTAATCCAATATGTAGGATCAATATTTTCTCTAGGTATAAATATCATAATTGCACCATTTATTGCAACAATTAACTCCTGATTTATTACTTTCACTTGACCAATAATAATTGAATTTTCAATTGGAATGCATAATTTACAATGATATGATATATCATAAATTGCATTACCAGATAAATTTTCTGGAATCATATAACCATCCGAAAAACTTGTTATTCTATAAACTTCATCAACAAATCCATTTTTATTACATTTTTTCTCAACTTTTTTTTTTAAATTATATTTCATATGATTTCTTATATCACTGTTCATTTGATGTGGTTCTATTATTATTTTAGTATATTGTTCAACATTTTTATAAGGTGAAATTATATTCATTATATAGTTAGTATATATTTTTTTAAATTATATTTCAATTTTTTTTTAATATATTTATTTTTTTGCAATTAATATTATTCCAAATATAAATATTAACATTAATGATATAACAATTATAAGATTTAAATTTTTAGTAAATAAACTCATAATTGTTTCTGGTGGTGGTGGTTCACTTGATACTTTTTTATCATCTGTTTCTTGTGTTTCATTTGGTAAACTTTGTTGTGTTGATACTGGTAAACTTTGTTGTGTTGATACTGGTAAACTTTGTTGTGTTGAAACTGTTGTTCCTGTTATTGATCTTTGTGTTGATGTTCCTGTTGTTGTTCCTGTTGTTGATCCTGTTGTTCCTGTTGTTGATCTTTGTGTTGAAACTGTTGTTGTTCCTGGTGTTGATGTTCCTGTTGTTGTTCCTGGTGTTGATGTTCCTGTTGTTGTTCCTGGTGTTGATGTTCCTGTTGTTCCTGGTGTTGATGTTCCTGTTGTTCCTGGTGTTGATGTTCCTGTTGTTGTTCCTGGTGGTCTTTGTGATCTTGTTCTAGCTATTGAATCACAATTATTAATGATATTAAATTTATTTAATATTTCAATATTTTCTGGATTACCATTAATATTTACACTATCTGTACAAGAAACATTTGTATTATTTGTCCAATATTGTGGTAATACATATGGTTTATTACCACCCTTAATTAAATTAACACAATCACCATCTTTAATACCAGGTCTACCATCTCCTCTTGAATCTTCATATGGATTATTATTCCATACATTTAAAGAATAAGGAGATACAGTATTATTTTTATATAAATTAGAATCTGAACTAGATAAATTATATGGATTTTCATAACCAGAATTTATTTCATATTTAGGTTTATTATTTAATGAATGACCATGTATTGCATTAACACAAGTACAATCAGGACTACCTCCATATAAATAAGATACATCATTATCATTATTTGATGTAAGATTATTATATACTCTACATGTTGGTTTATCAATCCAAGCAGGATATTTATTTCCATTTGAATTTACTTTAATACCTATACATCCTTGATCATATAATTGTTTTGAACATATATGTCTCATTAATGAATGACAACTTGCACTAACATTAGAAGTTCCATTTTCAGTGATACTATTTTGTCCAGTTTGTAAATATGTATTACATTGTGTATTTACATCATTAGTAGTATTTGTTTTTATTTGTAATCCAACATAATTTGCTTTTATACATGTATTACCATTTGCACAAGTATTTATAATACTATCAAGTTGTGCATCATTTAATGATTTAATTTTATTAATATAATTAGTATCATAATAAATAGATGGTGTACTTGTATCTGTACCATTAATAGTTTTATTAAAAGTTGTAAATATTTTATTATTACTTAAATCTGTAACATCTGCATAAATTGGTTTAAACATATCTTTTGAAGGTCTAATAACAGATGCAATCGGTATTTCAACTTTAGGTTTATTAGAATCTATTGAAGTTGTACCAATAGCTCCTTTACAACAAGCCATATATTTATATACAGGTATTGGATTAGTAGAAGTTGTATTATCTCTATAAGTACCACCTGGTAAATTACCACCAGGTGATGGAATATATTCAGATCCAGTAACTAAATTATTAGAATTTTTAATAATTTGTTTACTACCATCATAACTAATCACCATATCTTTAAACATTTGTGATAATTTATAATTTTTAACTCTTTGATTAGAATTTGCTAAAATTGTATTTTTAGTTGAATCTAAGTTAATATCACATGCGAATCTATTATTAGATGTAATTTCAGAATTATCAACCATAATAAATGGATTCATATATGTATTAGTACCTAAATGACTTCCGTAATTTCCCATTGATATATAAATAATTAGATATATTTATATAATTATTAATAAAAAAATATAAATATATTTATATGATAAAATATTTTTTTATAATAATTATATTATTTGTTTTATTTTTTTTAATATATATATATTATAAAACAAATAAACCAAATGCATCAGTAAATAATAAATCAGTAACTAATAAATCAGTGAATAATAAATCAGTAACTAATAAATCAGTAAATAATAAATCAGTAAATAATAAATCAGTAAACAATATACAATTAAATGATGATGATGATGATATAAATTATGATGAAAATGACATAAGTTATAATGATGATATAAATTCTACATCAACAACCAGAATAATAAATTCTAGACCAGTAACTACATTAGTAAATACACCAGTAACTACACCAGTAACTACATCAGTAACTACATCAGTAACTACATCAGTAAATACACCAATAACTGCACGAGTAAATACACCATTTACTACACCAGTAACTACTATATCAACAGAAAATACAATACATTCGTTAGAAACTCCATATTCTACACAATCAATGTATATACCTGAAATTACACCTCCAAGAAGTTTAACTGCATCAATAACACCATTAGCTAATTTATATAGAGGTAATAATAATGAAAATGCAATTGGTTTAGGAGGTGGAATTGCAATTGGTATAACAACTGGTATTGCAATGGATGCTATAGTTGGTCAAATAGAAAAACAAATATTTAAAAAATCAGTAAATAAAGGATTTTTTCAATCAGCAATTAGTTTAAAATCAGGATTAATAAATTTATTTCAAAATACTTTAGCTACAAGTGCTAAAGGTATAGTTTCTGCAATTAAATTTGGTCCTAAATTGACTGAAAAAATAATGACTACTACTGTTACTCAATTAGGAAAACAAGCAGCACAAAAAGCTGCAGTTGCAGGTGCAGCAATGGCAGCTAAAGCAACAGCAATGCTTGCACAATCCGCCGCTATGGGACCATTAGGTATTGGCATGTTAGCCATTCAAGGTTTTAGTTTAGCATTAGATGTAGCAGATGTTGGAGGATATAATATATTAGATACATGGAAAAATATAAAAAGAGAATTAGAAAAAACTTCATCACCACCATTAATAGTTAGTGCGTTAGATGAATTATATGTAACTCCTGATTTAACAAAATCAAATATAATAATTGATAGTTCAACAGATAATGTACTAGAACCAACATTATTTACATCATTATTTGATATTGAATTACAAAATGTAAAAGATGAAGATTATGATTATCAAAATTTTAAAAATAATTTATTAGAATCATTACTTGTAAAATATGAAAATAGTGATCTTGAAATAGATCAACTTATTAATATAATTGAAATAGAATTAGAAGAACAATTAGATTTTTTTATGTATTCAAATAGAACAACTAATCCAGATGTATCATATTTAAAATATTGGACAGAAACTGCAACAGATAGAATATGTATTTCAAATGGAGGAGTTATACAATCAGATGGAACATGTATGTTAAAAGAAGAATTATGTAATAATATAGACTTAAATGATTATGGTATTGCAAAAGCATGGAGTTCTAAACAAAATTTATGTTTAACAATTAATCCTACAATAGAAAAAATATGTTCAGAAAATAGGATGGTATATGATATTGATACAGGTATATGTCAAATGACAGCAACAATGTGTCTGTCAAAAGCAGGAGTACCAACACCTTCTAATGCATCTGGATCACAAATAGTTGATGAATGTAATATTTCTGCAGAAATTGAAGCATGTGGTTATATAATAGGTGATACTATATGTAAAGGTCTGGATCAAATATTTAATGTAAATCAATATGAATCATGTGATGATGGATATATTGATACAGGATATTTATGTAGACGAAGATGTAGAGATAAATATACTGATGTTGCCGGAGTTTGTTGGGCATTAACTAGATTAATGGGTCCAGCAAATAATTGTGATGATGGATATTCATCTAATGGTGGTGGATTGTGTTATAAAAATTGTAATCCTGATTATAATTTTCAAGGTATTGATTCAAATAATGCCGTTAATAAAGATATATGTGTTAAAAATTGTTCCGCATATGGTATGATAAATAGATCTGGCTTATGTTGGGGTACTTGTGGTTCTGGATATAATGATACTGGAGCATTATGTCAAGCAGATACTTATACACTTGAACCAAAAGTTGCAAAACCAGGTGGTCCACGTGGTATTACATATCAATCAGATTGTGCACATCATTATAATTCATGTTTTGATGATTGTTTTGGTGCAGGTTGGTGTGATAAAAGAAGACGCGGTTTATTTAATGAATGGCTCGGAGGTTGTTGTGAAACTTGTAGAGGAATTTGTGATAGATGGTATAATTGTGATAATGGTTATAATAAAACAGAAGGTGGTATATGTACATGGGTTGGTGCACAAACATCAACATGTAATGAAACTGAATATCCTAATAATATGAATGGTATGTGTTATAAAGATTGTAAAGATGGATATGAAATGAAAACTCAAGGAATTTGTTCTATTAAAGGTGAACAAACTAAAGCAAAACCAAGTTTAGTACCGGCTAGTTATCAAAATCCAACACCAGTACCAACAAAATGTAGAAGTGAACATGATAATGTAGCCGGACAATGTTATGAAAAATGTCCAGAAAATTTAATAAGAGTACCAGGTACAACATTTTGTTCAAAAAGTGGTGTAATGGGTGATCATTCATTTTATATACCAGAAACTAAAGCAAAAAAAAGAAAAGTACCATTTTCTACAATGAATTTAGGAAATGAAGCAAATATACCTAACTCTTAATCATAAAAAACAAATTAACTCAAAATATAGATAAATTACAATAAATAATAATTAATTTATTTTTTTTATATTTTATTATTTATTTCTAATATTTGTAACTTATCAATATTTTGTAGTTTAGTTTGTTTTTGTATTTTTTAAATTAACCATTAATAATATTAATTAAAAATTCATATGTCTGTTTATTTTATTATTTTTTATTTTAAATTTTTATAAAATTTTTGTGAATAAACTTATAATAAACACTAATAATTAAAGTTTATTATAAATATAATATATCTTTAGTATACTTATTTTATTTTTATAAATTAATTATTAATAAAAACATATAATTATTATCTTCTTATTAATTTAAAAAATATATAAAAAATAATACCAAAACAAACTAAACAACAAAATATATAAAAATAACTTGATAAATCACCAAAAATAGAACCAAATTTTGATAATGCACCACCTGTTATATTATCTGCTTGATTAAGTACTTCACCTCCTACTGATTTTAGAGTATTTGTCACTGTTTTTACTGTTTCTGTACCAACATCTGTTATTACTTTTCCACCAGTATCTAATACTTTTGTACCAACATCTGTTATTACTTCTCCACCAGTATCTACTGCTTTTGTACCAACATCTGTTACTATGTCTCCTGTAACATCTACTGTTTCTACACCAATTTTTGTTACTACATCCCCTGTTGTTTTTATTCCTTCTACTGCTTGATCTAATATTCTATTTGACATAGATGTATGAAGAGTAAATGTACCAGATGATGTAAATCTTTGTATATTTGACATGTTAACAATTATACATGATGGTGATATAATTTTAATCACTTGAAATTCATCATCACCATCATAATTTGGATAAAATGTTGTATCTGAAAATGTAATAGTATCACCTTCTACTATTTTAATAGATGGTTTAAAACGTATAACAACACCTTCAGATGTATTTATTATATTTGATGAATTATTTAATGATTTATTTAATGAATTATTTGATAGATTTGATGAATTATTTGATAGATTTGATGAATTATTTGATGAATTATTTGATGAATTATTTGATGAATTATTTGATGAATTATTTGATGAATTATTTGATGAATTATTTGATAAATTTGATGAATTATTTGATGGACATCTTAAATATGTATTTGGATTAGTATTAGTTTGAAAAGAACATGTTATTGTTAATGTTTGATCATCTGTTTTAAGATAACTATCTAATGCATTTATTAAACCATATGTACCTAACCCTATAATAAGTGCTCCAGCTATTGTTTTTTGTGGATTTTTAGCTACAAATTTTCTAATTTTAGTTAATAATGATGGATTTGTTTTTTTTAATAAATCATCCTCTACATTTTTTGTAACTGTAGTAATATCTGTATTATTAGCAACTTGTTTTGCAATAACATCATCTGTTCTTCTCAATGCATTATCATTATTTTGTATGACTATATTTAATGTAAGACCTTGTGTTTTATCAGTTGCTCCAAGTACTTTATTTTGTAATTGATTAGCAGGTAAATTATCTGTTATATTAGTTGTAATATCTTCAGTAGCACCTGTAGGTACAGTATCCGCTTGATCAACAGCATTTGGATTTGCATTTGGATCAACATTTGGATTTGGATTTGCAGCATTTGGATTTGCATTTGCAGCATTTGGATTTGCAGCATTTGGATTTGCATTTGCAGCATTTGGATTTGCATTTGCAGCATTTGGATTTGCAGCATTTGGATTTGCAGCATTTGCATTTGCAGCATTTGGATTTGCAGCATTTGGATTTGCATCAACATTTGGATTTGGAGCAGCAACAGCAGCAGCAGCTTTAGCTTTATCCGCAGCCTCTTTTTCAGCAGCATCTTTAGCAGCTCTTTTTTGTGCTAATTGGTCAGCCAAATTTCCAGTAAGACCTTTTGTTTCTAATTCATTAGTAGGAGTTCTTCCTGCACCACCAGTTATACCTTTTCTAACATCTGTAAGAGCATTTCCCATTTTTCCAGCAAGTCTTCCTGCAGTATCAAAAATACCTAACATTATATTATAAATATTTAGATATTAAATAATAAATATATTATTTCCAATAATTAATAATTGATTCAGATGATATTTTTTTATTAAATTTTTCTTTTATTTTTATTCTTGCAAATTTTGGATCATTTGTTTCTGTTTTTAATTCTTTAATATAATTGATTATTTCATCATTATGTTTATTTTTTTTTATAATAATATTTTTTATTATATAATCTAATATTCTACCATTTGATGTTTCTATCCATCCATTAATAATTATTTTTTCTCTATCAACATCATCATGACAATATTGACATAGTGTAACTAAATTATAATTTGAATCTTTTTGTAAATGAAATTTATTGATATTTATTTTTTTATCATTAAAATCTTTTTGAAATACAATATGATGTGTTTCTAAATTTTTGTTTTTTTTACATATTTGACATTCTATTAATAAATTTTCTGAATTATATTTTGATTGTTTTATTGTAAAATTATTATATTCATCTAATATTTGACTTGTAATATCATTAAATTTTGAACTTTTTATTAAATATTTAGCAACTTGTAAACCATAGAAATTTGGTCCTGAACCATCGCTTAATATTCTATCATAAATTAATTTATCATTTGATTCATCATATGTTAATTTAATATGTTTAATTTTTAGGTTATCTATTGATTTAACAGTTGGTA